AACAGAGAAATTCATCTCGTCCCAGGATTCTTTCAAGGAGAGGTTTTGCACTATGTGTAACAGTTATTGGAAAAGAAAGCTTAGCGTCTAGAGAAGTGTCAGAAAAAGACACCCCTAAAGACGAGCCGCTAGAGTGTCTAACATTATCAAAGATTTCATCTTCGGTAAAGTCAGTACACACTTGCCTAACGAGAGTCCTAGCACGATGAAGAATCATGCTTAAGGGTCGTTTGGCATCAGGGCGACTTCCGGCGAGCTCACTAAAATTAGTGAATCTTGCTAGATAGTCATTCAAATGTAAGAACTTTGCAAATGCATTGTCCTGTAATTCATCTGAATTATCCTGACCCATTGGAGAATATTTTTTCAAAATATCCTTACTTTGGGTGTCTTTAAAATAACGCACAGTGGATGGATCATTATACACATGATGATAATCCACACTTAGGTCACGACGAACTGCTTCAGCTATCCTCATTGAGATAGCGTCGGCATCAAAGAGCTTCTTGCTTTTCTTTTGTAACTTCATTAGGAATCTCCTGGTTGAAGTAGTTAGGCGGACTCACCGTAGAAAGGTGAGCCAGTAAAGGAACTTCTACAATATCGCTATCAGAAGTAAGATAGCGAATAAGTTCCCTGCACAGAAACTCAACATTAGCCGTGCGCTTGGTTTTTCCAGAAATCGGAGAAGCCAGCGTCGATTAATAATTGAGCTGCATCATTTAACATATCGTCCTTCTCAGCACTTGTATTTTCAATGCTTGAAGAGAACTCTATGCGAATGGTGCTCACGGTCCGTTGTCCATTTGCCAAGATTTTTGGCACTCGGAGAACGATTGAAGACCGTGCCTGTGTGTACCCATCCGGTGAATTAATATTCACTTTAGGGGCGCGAGTAATAAAGTCAATTTCTTGACGGGTCAAATAATCCGATCCGTTATAGAAAGTTGAAGTTTTACCGTTGCCGTCAGAAAGCCCAGTCAGGGCTTCTGAAGTACCGCCAGTTATAGCAAGTGTTGCACCTTTTGAGATGCTACTAGTTTTAATAGACATTATATGTCCCTTATGTTATGCTAACCTTTCAGTCTGGTTCTAGATAGAGCCAGAAGGTCAAGCGTTGAGGTTACATCCTTAACCAGATTCCACGGTGTAAACTGTGGATTAAGGTCAGAATAACCAGGAGACCAGGGAGTACGTGAATATGAGAATTCCTCATTAACCACGACGTCCCCGGCAACCTGCACGGCCCAGCCGGGATTGACTTGCGAAAGAAACTGTAAGGTGTTAACCTTATTCGTTTTTACGCGCGTCCACCCGGCTAGGATCGTAACGGATGGATCTGATAAAGCAAGGAAACCGGAAATCGCTGAAGAAATATCAACGACCCGGTCCACCATGAAACTCAGAGGCACGATTTGCCAAAGAGTTACTGGTATATCCTTGAGTCTCAGTCCTAGCCGAAAGTTTAGATCATTTACAGGATTTTTCACTTCGTAAAGTATACCGGAGTGAACGTCTATTTTAGTTGACACCGAACGGTGAAAATTATCATAAACGGTAGAACTAAAGTGTAGTTCAGGCGAATCAGAAGCATCGTCTGCAAAGCGGGAAAACCCGCGCGCAGTCCGTCTCTTCTCTCTTCGACTGTTCTTATCACTATAGGCCTCTACAATCGACATTGACGATCGCACCAAAGGTGTGACGGCAAATCTGTATTCCAAGTATGCTTCCGCGAGAGCGTCAGCAAGCGAGAGCCCTTTACGGGCACTCATCTTGGATCGAGCTAAACGTCTTATTTTCTTAGCGACTTTCGCTAAAGAAGATAAGGGCCTCTTGAGAAAACGGAGAGTTTCCCGTATCTCAAGTATATCTTCGCCAAAGGCGAACGGGGTAGAATCCACATTGCTCAGGGCTGAAAGCCGTGAACGTTGGATCATATCCTCGAGGTCTGCTTCAGAGATAGCAGAAAGGTTATTATGCAAATTGTGGAAGCTAGCTTCGTACAAAGTCGTGGATCCTCCCGATTGGGAGTATACATGACCTTGATTAGAAGCTATCAAACCACTAGCTAAATAAGAACCTCCTCCACACGCGAGTGTGGAAGCCGAGATATAGCAAGGATTATTAATAATGTCACCATTACCAATGCGTTTGAAGAATTTAGGGGTAACTATATCCCTGATCTTCTCATGCTTCGAATGCAACATGTGAGTTTTAGTATCATAAATTGATACATCACCATCCTTAATGAACTCTTTTGTGAGGTCACCATAGGTTGGATCATTTTGTCGCTCGCGTGTTCGCATCTTCATCTCCTTGACGTTACAATCCCAGCCGGGATTGACTTGCGAAAGAAA